TTAGCAACTGTTGCCTGTGCAGCCAGCTGCGAGCCTCGTTCTGTGCGTCGATCTTCTCCTCCACTGACAACTGCCAAGCACGTTGCATGGTGGGCTGCGGCGCAGTCACACTTGGTGTGACAGAGTCCTCGCCAGTCAACATTGAAGAAACTGCAGTTAGCGCCGTGAGAGCAAGTTGACTCAGCTTTTCGGAAAGCTTCGGCAACGGGTCGCTCGACCAAGCCCTTGTACAAATCCTCACGGCAGAGAGCGCACTCGGAATTTTGCTTTCCCCGGTGTTTTCCTGCACGGTGGTCGCTGAGGATGGCAAAGAGTTTGAGATCTTCTTTTCCTTTGTCAGCGCGAACAGCTGCCCTGCGAGAGACGGCAGTTGCAAGAGCAGCGGCGCCGACAATCGCGGTGGCGGCACCGAGACCGACTTTTGCGTGATGGGCCACTTTTGTTCGCGTATCTGGTGTAATTGAACCAGCGGCGTTCTGAGCAAGCGTTTGAGCTCTTCGCACATGTGCTGTTGCCTCGCTCCAAGCCCCACTGGACAACTGCAGAACCTTTCGTTTTCCGCGCGCAGCCAGTCTTTTCGCACGATCTGCCAAAGTTGCATCGGCGAAGACTTCAAGATCGCCATCGTCTGACTGAGTTTCGAGATCTGATTTACGCATTTCGTGCTCTTCAGCCATTCGGGGAGATTTGCACACATCTGCTTCAAGAGGCGGCGTGTCGCATTGCCTTGAAACATCGCGCGATTCTTCTTGCCGGTTTCCAGCCGGCACTGCAAGAAAGGGCTCGCAAGTGCAAATATCATAGCAGCTCAGAACGTGGTGTGTGGGGCAAGTTGCCTTGCAATCCTTCGTAGTGCCTTGAACATAGCATTTGTGGCAGTTACCAGAGTAAACGAATTTAGCACTTTCTCGACAGTCACCGCAACACAGAAACCGCTTAGGATGGTTCTCTTTGTGGTAGCGGACGACACAGTCAACGCAGGCGAGATTCAGCGCGCGAACACAGGTTTCACACTTCTCAGAAGTGGCTCTAACGAAACAGCTGTACAGACTGGCCCTAGTTGCGTCGCGCTTGTCCTTAGCCTCTTGTTCGGTGATTTTGCGTTGCGACTCTAAATAGGCGTGACGCTCAGCCGATGCTTTCTTGCTGCGTTCTTCAGCTTCAGCAAAAGCACGATCTGAAGCTTTCACAGCAGCGATGTGGATCTTGCTATTGACGTGCGTGTGTTCATCTTGTTTGAAGACCTGCACATCGCAGACGACACAACGACGCAAAATGGAATCAACACCGGCTTTTGGGATAGGCTTGGCGTGCTTTTCAAGCTTGTGCTTTTCTTCGTCCTCTTTGCTCATGCTGATGTAGCCACAATCCCAGCAGAGGCTGCCTTGAATGATGCGCTCGCCAGCTTTCGTCAGCACTTCTTGGCTGTTACTAGCTTTGGCTTCAGCGCTTGGGGTTGGTATGCCTTCGGACAGAGCGAGACTTTTGCACTTGGGGCAACAGAGCAAGCCAACGCAAGAGGGGTGTTCACTCTCAACGGGTTCAACTGTTTCTTTGCAAAGTTGGCACCACATTGCAGACTCGCCTTTGCGCTTGGGTTTGAACATACGATCGGTAGCTTTACCAGCTTCGTTGTATTTCGATATGCCCTTATAAATGTCTCCATTGGGATCCGGGCAGAGCGTCATCGCAGCATGCGTGAGCATCTTTGCCGTTTCTCGATGCTCAGAAACTTGCTGACCGTACTTGACCTCACGGTAACTAGCTTCTGCTTGCACTCTTTCGGACTCTGTGAGATGCGAGAAGTCCGGCTTAACGGGTTCAGGGGCAGATGGTTCAGTCAATTTGGATACCACACCAGCAGCAGCCATGAGGGCCAACGAGTCAAAGCTCCCATGTGTTGGCTGCCGCATCCGCCTTAAGCTCTTGATACTTCTTGGCGGCGGCACTAGCGGCTATAACAGAC